AGCGTGGACGCGATGCGCTCCTGTTGGACAACGAACTCGTTTCGCTTCGCTACCTGCGGAAGTTCCGCACGAAGAAGCTCGGCGAGACGGGCGACAACCAGAAGCGCCTGATGGTCGTGGAGTACACGCTGCGCGTCGAGAACGAGAAAGGCCTCGGCCTTGTGGCGGACCTCTGCACCGCAGCCTGCTAACCCTAACGAGTCACTCAAGGAGATAGCAGAGATGCTTCGCAAGATTCAGATCAAATTCCTCGGTTGGCTGGCGCAGTACGCGCCAGCCGCTGTGGTCCACGCGGTAGGTACGCTCACCGCGGCTGGTGTCTTCACGGACACGCAGACGGTGGTGGTCGGTAGCAAGACGTACACGACGCAGACGACCCTAACGAACGTTGATGGTAACGTCTTCATTGGTGCTGACGCAGCGGCGACGCTCGTCAACCTGAAGGCCGCTATCAATCTCGAAGCGGGTGCGGGCACGCTGTACGCTGCGGCCATGACGCTCAATGCGAACGTGGTTGCTACCGCCGTGACGGCGACAACGCTCGTCGTGAAGTCGAAGGTGCCGGGAGCAATCGGCAATCTGATCGCTTCAACCGAGACGCAGACCAACGCCTCGTGGGGCGCTGCGACGCTCGCGTCGGGCTCTGGTAGCTTGTATGATGACCTGCGCACGCTGCTCGCGACTCGCGAGCCGGGCCAGGGTGCAGGAATCTCGCAGGCGATCATCGACATGATCGATCCGCAGGCGGACGAGTAACCGCAGTTAGCTGGAGAATTGAACCGGGCGGTCGGCCACAAGCTGGCCGTCCGGTTTCTCACAACGGAGCCTAACGATGACTATCAAAAAGATCGGGCTCCTGCTGAGTGTGGTGCTGGGGCTGGGGTTTTTGGTGCAGCGCATATCTATCGCGGCCGAGAAGGCGGCGAGGGTAGCAGCGCTGCAGCAGGGGACACTGATGGCAGCGGCGCAGCTAGCCGAAGCCGTCGAGAGCGCCGTAGCGAAGGCGCTAGAGGCACAGAAGCGGGAAGCGGAAGCGAAAGTGCACAGCAACGCCGGGAAGGTGGCAGCGAAGCGCGCTAGCGAGCGCGTGATCGTTCCTACCGACTCCAGCGCGCTCACCGAAGCGATCGCGATGGCAGAAGACTGGCATGAAGCGTACGAGGAAGAGGTGGTCGCGTCGGGGCTGCTGAGGCAGGCAAACGATAGCCTGCGCGCAGCGCTCTCGACGATCGTGCCGTCAGCGGGCCGACTCAGCGACGTTGCCGTTAGGCTCGTCGAAGCCACAAGGCCTAGCTTCTTGGAGCGCGTCATCCCAAAAGTGGGTGTCGGTGTAGCGGCGGGGATAAACCCTGCCACGATGAAGCCGGCGGTGGTCGTCGGCGTCACTCTCGGATGGAATCGTTAGGATGGAACGCCTCATAACGAACGACCCGATTGGTGGACGGCGTGTAGTCCTCCACGAAGATCGAGTGACCGGGCAGCTTACACAGGAGACGACGCAAGATGTCTCGGCGCTCGTCGAGATGAACAAGGCGTCGTTTCGGCACTTCGATAAGCGCACGGTCTTCAAGAAGAGAGACGGCCTGATAAAGGTCGCCTCGATACCCGCGGCCCTCTGGTACTGGCTCAAGAAGCAGGGCATCGTCGATGACGAAGATCGGTTGCTCAACTGGCTCGATCAACCCGAGAACGAATACTGGCGCACTGTCCCCGGCAAGGTATCCAAGCGATGATAACACCTAACGAAGGTCCCAAGGCGCCCTACCACGTTCTGATCGGTATTCCTACCGGCGAGAACGTGAAGATGGGGTTCGCGTTCGATCTCGCCCACCTCGTAGGAACAACGGTCGCACACACGCCGGATATCGTCGTGTCGCCACTGATGCTGCAGGGATCGATCCTGCCCTCGACGCGCCAGAATATCGTGCTAGAGGCGTTAGGCAGCGAAGCGACGCACATCCTCTGGATCGACTCCGACATGCGCTTTCCGGCGGATACGCTGCTGCGCCTGTTAGAGCACGACAAAGACATCGTTGCGTGCAACGCGACGACCCGCAAGATGCCGATCGTGCCTGTCACGAAAAAGAAGGTGGACGGCGTCATCGAGTTGGTGTACACGAAGCCCGAGAGCCACGGCCTAGAGTCGGTGGACTTCATCGGGTTCGGCTGCGTCCTAACGAAAGTGGACGTGTTCCGTAAGCTGCCGCTGCCGCACTTCCATCTGCTGTACCGGAAGGAGACCGCGGAGTTTGGTGGCGAGGATTCGTTCTTCTCGTATCACGCGAAAGCGAACGGTTTCGAGTTGCTGATCGACCACGACCTCTCGAAAGAGATCGGACACATCGGCGACTTCACTTATCAGCATGAGCATGCCTACGCGCTCATAGAGAGGAAGATCGTCAGTGCCGTTTAATACCGTATCAGACCTAACGAGTGAAGTGGCAAGCCTCGTTGATCGTGAAGACGATGCGACCTTCGTAACGAAGATCGCGAGCTTCATCCTACTGCTTGAGGGCGATCTTCGGCGCGAGCTACGCAATCGCGCAATCCGCACAGCGATCACTCTGAACGCGGCTACGGTCGCGTTGCCTTCAGCGGTAGGCGAGGTGCGCAGCCTGCGATTCAACACGGGCGTACCATCAGCCGACATTCCGCTGCTGCCGCGCACGCCAGATCAGCTTGCCGAGTTGCGCGCGATGTACCCTGCGACAGGCAAACCAGTCTATTTTGCTGTGGTCGATAGGTCGCTGATGTTGGTGCCGGCGCCTGACGCGAGCTACACCGGTGAGATCATCTACATGCAGGCTTACGTGCCGGTCGCAACAGACCCGGCGCTGATAGCGACCGCACCAGACCTGTACCTCTACGGCGTTATGCAGCACGCAGCGCCGTGGTTGGAGCACGACGAGCGCAATCCCGACTGGGAGAAGCGCTACACCGCGGCCCTGATCGGGCTCAACCTGCAGCGCGAGCGCGAAGAGTTTGGACTGCTGCAACGACAAGCGCAGCGATTGCCGCGCGTATTTGGGGAGCGACCGTAATGCCAGCTACAGCGAACTACGCCTGGATATACCCGACAGAAGGTGGAGATATCGGGACCTGGGACACGATCCTGAACACGCTCTTCGTCGATGCGGACGCGGACGTGAAGGCGGTAGAAGACATCGCCGTCAAGGACCTAACGGCGACGAACAATCACATCTATGCCGCGGGCACCGGGTTCGGGCAGGGATGGACGTTCGTCGACGACGGCTCTCCGTCTCGCGTCTACGTCAACGGTGCGTACCCAACAGGGCTTGGCACCTTCGTGCTCCCGCTGTGGAACCTGCGCGTAGGACAGAAGATCACCGCATTCAAGAGCCGCGGCTGGCGCGTCGATAACGCGACATGCAGCGTTAGGCTCTCGTACTATGACACCTCTGGCGCTCGCACCGAAGTGAGCGCGGGGCATTCACTGCCTGCAGCCGAAGGTGATACAGAGACAACTGGCCTAACGCATACAGTTGCCGCGAACCGCTTCTACTTCATCGAGTTCATTCCGACGATCGTGGACACGGGCGACTCCATCAAGATCGTTCACGGACGAGTCACAGTAGCGACGGTGTAACATGAGCGATTCAGCATTCACGTTAGGCGAGCATACAGAGGCTATCAAAGGCCTGCAATCTGACGTCGGCGAGATTAAAGCTGACGTCAAGGCGCTGCTCGCGGAAAAGAACAAACGGAAGGGAGAACGTATAGCGCTCGCGACAGCCGGCGGGTTCGTCGGTGCTGTTGCGGCGTTTGCCGCCAACATGGTGAAGATATGGTTAGCGAAGCCATAATTGGTGGGGCGTTAGGCGGGCTCATGCGAGCCGCCCCCGAAGCGATGCGCATGCTCGATCGGCACCTGGATCGCCGGCACGAGCTAGCGATGCAGAACCTGGAGTTCAAGTTCACGCAGGAGTTAGGCAGCGTGCGCGGGGCCGATACCGGCGTCGTGCCGTTCGTCAGCGAGAGCGAGCTACAGGCACTGCGCGAGGGGTATATCAGGGAGAGCACGATTGAGGCGCGCAAGAGGTTTCCGTTCGTCGATCTGGCGACAGCGCTCGTTAGGCCGACAGTCACCTGGATATTCACGGGGCTCTACGTCGTGGCGAAGCTCGTGCTCCGTCAACCGTATAGCGAGACCGACATGCAGTTGTTTAGCTACATCCTCGCGTTCTGGTTTGTTGGTCGCGTATGGGATCGCCAGAAGTAAACCCCTTCGGGATCACCCCGGAGCTAGTGAACTTCATCAAGCGCGAGGAAGGCTGGGTTGCCAAGCCGTATCTGTGTCCCGCGGGTTACCCGACGATCGGCTACGGTCATCGCATTCCTTCGATGGATGCTCCGCCTATCGACAAAGAGACCGGAGAAGCGCTCCTCAAGAGTGATCTGCGTGGAGCGCGCGATATGGCTGTCACTCTTTCACCGAATGTCCTTCGAGAGCCTGAACGCCGCGCTGCAGCACTCACCGACTTCATCTTCAATCTGGGCTCCAGCCGGTACCGGGGCTCGACGCTGCGCCGACGAGTCGCAGACGGAGATTGGAAAGACGCCGGTAAAGAGATGAGGCGCTGGGTGTACGCTGCCGGTCGCGTTATGCGCGCACTAGTTAGGCGGCGCAACGTAGCAGCGCGCTGGATAGAGGAGTAGCATGCAAGAGAAACTGATGACCGTGAAGTTGCCGCCCGGCTACTACAAGAACGGCACCGAGTATCAGGGCAAAGGGCGCTGGATCGACGGCAACTTTGTGCGCTTCTTCGAAGGTACCGTTAGGCCGATCGGCCGCTTCCAGCGGCTCCAAGATTCTACCGGCGCGGACATCGGTCTCGTGACCGGGTGCCCGCGTTTCGCGTACTCGTATCGAGGCAACTCTGGTGCGATACGGTTAGGCATCGGCACCTCGTCGAAGGCCTACGTAGTGACCGCTGGGGCGCTAACAGAGATCACCCCAGCCGGTATCGTGGCAGGATCGTGCACCGGTGTCTATTCGGACGGCTCAGGGGTGTACGGGGCCGGCTGCTACGGGTGCGGACCCTACGGCGGGCTCTCGCTATCGAGCACGCTTACGGACGCAGACACATGGACCCTGGATAACTTCGGGGACTATCTGGTTGGCGTCCTAACGAGCGACGGGAAGATGTACTCGTGGGACGGCAACACCGCGAACGACTTCGTGCAGATGACCAACTCACCGACAGGCGTGCGCGGGGTTGTGGTCACTCCTGAACGCTTCGTGTTCGCGTTAGGTACGACCGCCGACTCGCGTCTCGTGAAGTGGGCATCACAGGAGAGCCTGACCGATTGGACCGAGACCGCGACAAACTCGGCTGGCGACTTTCCTCTCTCGACGAAAGGGCGCCTGATGTCCGGGCGGCGCACACGCCGGCAGACGCTCCTCTTCACCGACGTAGATGTCTGGGCGGCGAACTATATCGGCGGTGATCTCATCTACTCGTTCGATCAGGTGGGCGACAACTGCGGCATCATAGCGCCTAACGCGGTCTCTGTAGTAGAGTCTCGCGCCTACTGGATGGGGAAGCGAGCGTTCTACATGTTCGACGGCCGCGTGTCGCCAGTCCCGTGTGAGGTGTCGGACTACGTGTTCGGCAGCTTCAATCACACGAACCGTGCGCTCGTTAACGCGATCAACAACTCGGAGTTCGGTGAAATCTGGTGGTTCTACCCGTCAGCGGGCTCGGTCGAGAACGATCGAGCGGTCGTATACAACTATCGCGAGAACCACTGGACGACGCACGTCCTTACCCGCGCCTGCGGTGTCGATCGCGAGGTCCTGCCGGCCCCAGTATGGATCAGTGGGTTAGCACCTAACGGCAGCGTGGGCCAGGGGACGATCTACGAGCACGAGTCTTCGACCGGCACGCTACCGACACCGCCCTTCATCCGCAGCGGTCCATACGAGATTGACAACGGGGACTATGTCTACCGGGTGCAGAGCGTATTGCCTGACGAGAACACGCGCGGCGACCTGAAGATGCGTATCCGAAAATCGTACAACCCGACAGACACGCCAACAACTTCGGCAGAGATTACGTTAGGCAATGCGGCACCTATCCCGGTGCGCTTCACAGCGCGTCAGATGTGGTTCGACTTTATAGAGAATGTTGTGAAGGATTGGAGGCTCGGCGATTTCCGTATCGGCGTTAGGAAGCAGGGGCGGCGCTAGTGGCTCGGCTACCGCACGCGGTCGTTAAGCTCACGGTCCCAGAGACTAAACCGCACTACGATCGGGACAACGAGCAGGAGTTTCGACGTCTCGTCGAGCAGTTTCTGCTGTCGAGTGGGTCCGGTACAGGCGGGCTGCCGTCGCGTCGTCAGGTAATATTCACGACCGCTTCGCTGGCACCTAACGCGGTATCGCAGTCGTCGGTCAGCTTTCTTGCGCCTGCGCAACATCTGCTCTACATCTCGGTAAATCGCGCGTGCCGTTTGCGCTTCTACGCGATTGCAGCGACACAATCGAGCGACGCGTCGCGAGCGCACACTACAGCGCCGCAAGCTGGTATCGGCGTACTTCTCGACTCGATATGGCTGACGGTGCACACGAAGTACATAGCGCCGCCGGTGCTCCTCTATAACGGGGACTCACCGGCTGCATTCACGATCTACTACACGGTGGAAAACCTCTCGTCCACGACGGGCACGGTGACGGTTACCGCTACGGTCGTTTCAGCAGAAGCCTAACGATGGCAACATTTGCGGGCACAGCGGCACCCATTAACGATACTGACGCGAACTTTCGCGCGTGGATCAACATCATCCACTCGGTGATGACCGTATCCGGTGGCTGGATTCAGACCGGCGACACGGGGCAGATTAACTTCACGACAGCCGCGCGCCCTGGCGCAGCCAACACGAAAGTGGGCTACGCCGTGTACCGCATGGACGATTCGCTCCAGTCGACGAAGCCGGTCTACCTGAAGCTCGCGTTCGGTTCTGGCGCCGCGCAGAACACGCCCGGCGTATGGTTCTCGTTAGGATCGAAGACAGACGGCGCCGGCAATTTTGTGGACGCGAACGATGGAGACCGCGCTGCGCTCTACTTCGATCAGTACTCGCAGACGGCTCCAGCGATCACCACGAACGGCAACAACGCGACCGTACGCGAATGCTTCGGCTCAGCCGGAACGGATCGCGTGGTCTGGTTCATGTTCGAAGCGAAGCCCGTCATTCAAGACACATCGATGCCGAAGACGTGCTCAAACATATCGGTCCTAACGGGAGACAGCACAGGAGCGGAGAGTAACTACAACGTGCTCTTCTCGGTCGAGCGCGCTCGCGGTTGGGATGGCGCTACGGTCGGTGATAGCATCATCGTTATGTGGGCTGGTGTGAACGCGCGGCTCGCGAAGCACATCTACCTGCCGCTGGATCATACGCTCGCACCGTTATCGCACGTCTCGGGGATGACCTACTTCCTCCCCTATCAGGCGACAGCGGTCGCGATCCACCCGCAGTACATCGATTGTCTACTGGTGTCTGGCGGCACCGTGAGCGCGCCGATCCCGTTCAAGCGCAACACGTACCCGATGCCGCCGGGCGTGAACATAATGACCGGCATCATGTCGTACTTCAAGTTCTCGATGGGGGGCTCTGGTGTTGGCGGTTGTCCTGGGTGCACGGGCGTTGAGACCGGAGCGTACATAACGGGACGCACAGTTGGCATCTCGCCGTACGGAACGTCGCGCACGTATCGCACTTGCGCCGGCATGCGGATGAGCAACTTCCTCGACTC